AGTTAACACAGGTAGAGAAGCCGCAAAGTTAGATTATTTAAGAGATAAGTTTGATTTAAAAGGTTTAGATGAGGATACTCAAAATTTAGTTGCCGGTTTAGCGGAAATTGGTGAAGGTGGGAAAGTATCAATAGATATACCAGGATTTAAAAAATTAGAAGCAGACACCGCCGACGGTTTAAAAGCCCAATTACAAAGTGCCGATGCACAAAAAGCATTGAAAGATTACCAAGACAAAGCGGCTATGACTGAAAAAGATTTGGCCATTGCACAACAAACTATTAGTGAAAAACAGGCGATAGATGTTAACATTATTAAAGAAGCCGTATTGAAATCGATGTCCCAAGACCAACAAAAAGAACTTTTAGCAAGTATAAAAAAATCTAACGAAGATGTTGGTCAGGCTATGACGACAATTGCTAATAGTAGCGCAACAGTGACAGGACCATTGGTAACTGGTGCCAATACCGCTACAAGTACAGGTGCTAAAAATTTTGCTGAAGGTGTTAAGGTTTCTGACAATTTACTCAAAAATGCATTCGAGAATATATCATTAGAATCTGATGTTGTTGATAATGGTAGTGATGATAATTTAGACCCCGATAACGATACAGGTCTTGAAGACGGGTTTATGGATAAAGGAACCCCAAAATTTATAAAATCCGGAAAAAATAAATTGCTACCATCAATAGATGACCAAATATTAGTTGCCCCAAACATTACTGACTATATTTCTAAATCACAAAAATTAAATGAAATGACAGGTTCATTAACAGATATGATGGGGGGTGGAAAAGTTGGAGGAGCAATAGACATCAATATTAATGTTGGTGGTTCGGTAACTGGAGATAGGAACGCAGATGTAAGTAAAATATTTAACGACCCAAAAGTACAAAAACAAATAATGGACACAGTTCTATATAAATTAGATGCATATAAAAGACAACAAGGTGTTTTGAAATAAAAAACACAAAATAATCTATTTATCATAAAAAGACTAAATGGAAAGTCCACTATCGTTTAATTCGTCAGAAAATTTTAGAAAAAAATTATTAGTACGTAATCTACCACCGTATAAAGTAGATGGTTCTTTTAGTACTGGTGATAGACCCGCTGTTAGTGAATTTAGAATTTTAGATTACGCGATAGTTGATTCTACATCTGTAGATGTGATTGGGGACCAACAGGAAAGACTATTGTACCCAATAAATCAATATGGTCCTGAAAATAAAAAAGAGTACGGAGATATTGTTAAAATCAATATTAATAGAAATTACAAAACTAATGAGGGAGAGTATGGGTTTCCCGATACAATTAATAGTGATTTAGAACTAATTGGTGATAATTCAGAATTATATCATATAGTAAAAAACGTTTATAAACCACAAAACAATAGAAAAGATTATGGGGATAGCGTTTATTATATAAATGACGATTTAAATATACGTACAGTTGGTAGTGGAGAATATAATATTTCGGATACACTTAATAGTTACTTATTTCAAATAGGTAATAATAGTGAAATAGAACATAAAGTATTAAACAAGTATAAACCAAGTAGTGGGACTATTGGTGGTTTTGGAGATACTAAATACGAAATAAACGACCTTTTAGTTTTATCCTCAAGTTTTAGACAAATATTTGGATACGGTATTTCATACACCATTAATAGTGAGTTAGAACAAGTTGGTAATATTCAAGAAGAATATTTGATAGTTAAAAACAAATATTCCCCCGAAAACTCTAACCAATACGGAGAAACAAGATATGATATTAATGCTGATTTAACATTAGGGTCCAATGAGGGTGAATATAATTATGGTGATACTATTGGTGACGAACTAGAACTTAAAGGTATTGAATTAAGACCAAAATTATTCACAAATAATGAATATAGACCTGAAGATGGTCAAAGTGTTTTTGTTGTTGAACCTTATAATATACTTAAAAATTTAATTATTGGTTCGGGTAACTATGGATATCCCGATACAATTGGAAGTGAGTTAGAAGTCGAAGGTAAAACAGACAGACCAATTCTAATTGCGACTAACCAATACGGACCTGATAACCCTATTAAGGGTGAGGTAAATATCAATGTAAATCAACAAACAAATTCAAACGAAGGGGAATACGGATTTCCTGATACTATTGGTAGTGAGTTAGAAAACATTGGAATTGACGAAAGAAAACCTACATTTCTATCCAATCCTTGGGGACCTGAAGGTGACCAAAGTACCACAGAAATTGACCCTTACGCTAAAGTTAAAAACTTAACAATTAATGCTGGTAATTACGATGTTACCGACACTGACCAAAATGAATTAGAATATGTTGGTGGTTTAAAAGAAACTGAGGCGTATATTAAAAACAAATATGTTACCGGTGACGGAGATTATAACCTATTAACAATAACAGACTTACAATATCAAACAACAGGATTACCTTACGCCAATTCAGATTCTACATTCGTTTTTGTACCATCAACATATACACCGGCAAGTATTTTAATAAGTGATAACCCTAACGGATCTGAAGGTAGCCTTTCACAAGATTCTCAGTTAGCGGCTCTCGGAGCTAAACAATTACAAAAAGAATTTAGACATAGAGTTGCTTTAGAGCTTTTACAACAAACATTAGGTAGAGTAAATGTTTTAAATACTAATATTGATTCAGATACTGGAGAAATTTCAACAAAACCAAATTTAGACCCATTTAACGCTATAGGATTACTTACGGGTAACATACCTATCATAGAAAGAAATTACTCAATAACTAATCCTGAATTATTTTTAGGTCAAGGTATAAATTTTGCGGCTAAATTAGCCGGAACATATTCTCCTTATTCTTATATACCTGGTGATTATTTTACGTATCCTGATAAAAATGGATTTGGGGCCTATGATAATGTATTTTCGGCTATCGGAGGAGCAATCGCAGGATTAATTCAGATGGTTAATCCAAATAATAATAATTCTTCCGAATTATTTTTAGAACACACTACGATATCGACTAGACATTTATTGTACGACCAATTAAAATATAATAATTTTAGACCTGACTATAAAGTGGGTACGGATTTAACTGCACCTCCAGGTAAATTTTATGTTGGGACACGTAAGAATGAAATAACAGAAATTGTACAAGGGGACCAACAACCAAAAGGCAAAAACAACAAGTTAAATATAGGACCTGTATTGGGTTATGGTAATATAGGTAAACAATATGAGGGCGAAAGAATTAGTGACAGGTTATTTGGTTTAAACACTAGAAATTTCTTTAGTAGTGGTTTTGTTAATGGTAGTAATAAAAATAATGCTAACGTTGGAATATCAGGAGGGTTTACATGGTTATCAAACGATAATTATGTTTTACCTGGTGATTTCCAAGGACCGCTAAATGAAAAATTCCAAGATAATTCTGATTTTGAGTTTTCACAATTAAGTAGCACTTACGAAACTACAAAATCAAGTAACTATGAATTTACTGAAGGTTCGTTATTGGATGTTACTCAGAAATTAGTAGATGCGGGTAGTAAGTCAAACAATCAGTTAGAACATGTCGGAAACGCAATTAACCAAGTTTCAAAAGTTTTTAATGATGGATATATTGAGTTAACAAAAGGGTCTAGAGTTATTAGATATACCACACCCAATTCAAAACCCGACTCAACAAAATCAGTGCAAGGATATGAATATTGTAGATTATTCACAAAAGATAGACCTTACTATACGTTTGATGAGTTACAAAAAACAGACGGTAACATTAGAAAATATACAAATTCAGTATTAGATAATACTTACAACTTAAATATCGCACCATTAAATATGGTTGAGGGTGTTGAGTCCACAAATATTATTGATGGTAAAGTAAAAAAATACATGTTATCATTAGAAAATTTGGCTTGGAGAACATCTAATAAGCCTGGTTACACTTATGAAGATTTACCTGCCTGTGAAAAAGGACCTAACGGAGGTAGAATAATGTGGTTCCCACCTTACGATTTAAGTTTTGACGAATCAACAAACACACAATGGACTGATACAACTTTTATTGGTAGACCTGAACCTGTATATACATTTGGTTCATCATCAAGAAAAGGTAATTTAAGTTTTAAAATAATTGTTGACCACCCGTCTATTTTAAATGTTTTGGTTGAAAAAGAATTAGAAAACGAATCATCACAATCTCAAATTACAAGAGTAATAGATTCATTTTTTGCGGGATGTACAAAGTATGATTTGTATGATTTGGTACAAAAGTTCCCGATGTTCACACCAAATGATATTTTTGAAACCCAATTAATTTTAACTCCAGACCAAATAAAAGATTATACTGAAACATTACCAAGTTCAACTATAGAGAATAGGGTTGACCAAACATTTATTCCGCCTACAGAAACTCCACAAGATAATCCATGTACTGAATGGGATTATAGTGTTGGTACTGGCCCTACAGATTTAACTTATACTGCGTGTAATGGTTCACAAATTGTTTTACCTTCTTTAAGTGCTGGTACTAAAGGTACTGTATGTGTTGAAAAAAATACTGTACCATATTTTTCTGTTGTTGCAGGTAATAATACCGTTACAATAACTAATAGACCTTGTACAACCTCTACAACAGGAACGACCCCAACACCACCTGAGGAAATACCATTGGAAAAGAAATATCCTGAACCGTTATTTTATTTTCATAACGACTTTCCTGACCCTAACACGAATAGGATTTATGCGTCAAAACCGTATGACCAATGGTTGGCCGATTATAAAGCCCTAAAAACAAAATATTTAAGTACTGGTGGTAGTGATGGTTTCAGAAGTTTTTCTAAGGCCAGAGACAAGATAATTAAATACGGGGATAGTACATATGCCGATAAAGAAACGGAAATAAATGGATTATCGGATGCGGATAAAAATAATTTTTTAGCAAACTATATAGACACTAGGACAGAAAAAGTTTCTGAATTTTTTGAATATATTGATAGCGAATTTGAAGAAATTAAAAAATTCTTAACTGACGTTGTACAAATTATAAAACAAGGTGGTACAGTTAACTTTACGTTAAAATCTTCAGCATCTGCAGTTACTACAGTTGCTTATAACGTTAATCTATCAAAAAGAAGAATTGATGCCGCCTTACAGTATATTTTAAATTTTGAGCAAGATGGTATAAAATTAAAAAACTATTTTAATACTAAGTTAATTGTTAAACAAGTTCCAGAAGGGGAGACTACAACCATACAAGACCCAAGATATACCGCTATTAATTGTAACAAAAGTTATTTAAGTGATAGTGCTGAGGGAGTTGTTTCTGTAAACGCGATGGCATGTAGACGTGTTAGAATTTTAGATGTTAAAGTAACTAACTTACCTGGTAATAGTGAAAATACACCACCAAATAATACAGAAACACCAACTAATGGTGATGGTGATACTACAGTATTAAATAGCGAAACACCGAGCCAAGGAGGTAATGGAGGTACACCTGCTAGTTCGGCAACTACAACAACACCAACATTTATAACACAAACACCTAGCGGACAAACTGAAAATATTACACCTTTAAACCAAACTGTCACTAAAAATAATCCGACGTATAAGACAACTACCGTCGCTAGAAAAGATTTAACTAAAAGATTGGCTAGAAAATTATTAACTGAATGTAATTATTTTGAATTGGTTAGACAAAGTGACCCTATGATATATGACGGTATAAAAAGTAAAATAAAACATTTTCATCCGGTTTTTCATTCTATAACACCTGAAGGATTAAATGCCAGACTTACATTTTTAAATCAATGTATGAGACCGGGTGACACTATACCTACAGTATCAAAAGATAATAATGGTACCGAAACTTTACTTTATAACGATGTTACAAACAGTGTGTTTGGTGCACCTCCTGTTTGTGTTTTAAGAATTGGTGATTTTTTTCATACAAAAATAGTAATAGACTCTTTAAGTTTAACATATGAAGATGGTAGGTTTGATTTAAATCCTGAGGGCATTGGAGTACAACCTATGATTGCTGACGTTAAAATTGGGTTTAACTTTATCGGTGGACACGGATTGGCGGGACCAATAGCTAAACTACAAAATGCTTTGTCGTTTAATTATTACGCAAATACTGAAATGTATGATGAAAGAGCTGAGGCAACCGAAGATGTGACATCTCAGTACGATGCTCAAATATTGGCCGACATCAAAAATCAGTTAGGAATTGTTAATGTTGCAGAACAAAGACCAATAAGTAATGATGGTGGAGTGACTATAGGAACAATAAAAACAAATAACTACGATTTAACAACTCAGAGCGCTTCAGGTGAAATATCATATATGGATAACTTTAAAAAATTAGTAGACAGTACAAAAAGTTATGCATCAACAACATTACAAAATTTAGAAAAATTAAATGAAGAATTATTGTTAGGTGGTTTAATTGTATTAACAAAAGAAAGAAAATACACTGAAGGTTATTTTGACTATTTAGGTGGTAATTTAACAAATACTGCAAACATATTTGGTAAATCCGAAAACACACAACAAAAAATTGAAAAATTAATAACAGATGCAAAAACAGATGTTGATAATGGTAACTGTCCTTTATTAAAAGACCTAACGACACAAAATTTTAACGACGCCGAAATAAGAAAAATTAAAAATAAAATTAAATCATTAATTGATGGTAAACAAAATTCTATGATAACGTCTATAGAAACCACAAATTCAAGTATAACGACTGAAGAGTTAAGTTTAATTCAATTAATAGACCAAATAAATTATGTTTCAAGTGGGGTTGATGGATATATTAACAATAAAGGTGGTGTAGTTGTTTATAATTTATCAGGAACAAGTGATGTTAATGCTTCTAGTGTTGGTGTTAGTAATACTTTTAATGAATTAACACAAGACTTCTTAAAAATAAAAACAGAAATAAATGAATATTATGATAAACTATATAGTTTTGAAATAATACCTTCAGGTGATACTTACACTTATAATGATAATTTTACTTTTGATATGTTTATTGAAGATAACTCGGCAAATATAACGGCACCTAAAAATAGATTTTTTATGTTATTTGGTTCGGATGTGTTAAAAGACCCTGTAAAATTTGCAAGTTCAGTTACGGAACCTGTTAAAAATACTGCGAATGATGTAGGTTGGAACTCGTACATCTTAAAAAATATTGGTTGGGATTTTAATTTAAATTTAAATACAGGACAATATACAAACCAAGCATTACCAACAGGTTTATATACTAGTTACAAAAAATCAAAAGATAAAATTGACGAGAGATTTAAAAAGTTTAAAGATCAATACTACACAAACAAGTTCAATACATTTAATCCATTCAATAAAGATAAGACTAGAAATTTATATTACGTAACTCAATCACCACTACAACCTTTTGCAGATACTAATTTAAAAGAATTGTGGTCAGAAACAAACTCAACTTGGGATAAATTTAATTTGAAAAAAAGTTTTAGCTAATGCAGTATTACAATAGATATAAAGAATTTTTAATAGATGGTAAACAAACAGTTGTACCATTTTTAAATTTACCTGCTAGAGCAACTGACCAAAGATATCTTTACAGAACGGGTCAAAGTCGTTTAGATAAGGTAAGTTATGAAAAATATGGGGCACCATATTTTGGTTGGTTAATATTGGCCGCAAACCCATTATATGGTGGTTTAGAGACAAATATACCCGATGGGACAATATTAGTTATACCTTTTCCGCTAGTTGCTGCGTTGCAAGACTACAAATCTGCATTAGATACACATATTTTTTATTATGGCAGGTAGAATACCACAAACAAAAAAAGTATATGTAGAAACTGAATACGACAATATTATTGTTGTAAACCCAAATGAAGTTTACGATTCAGAAGATAAAGCGGCCCCAAGATTGGTTGACCACGAAGATTTAGTATACTATGCTAATTTAGAAACTTTTATAATTCCAAGAACAAAATTGGCGATAGGGGATAGTTTTGACTCTCCCGTAATTAACACTACTATCGCAACAGTTTTTGGTGGTGAAGAAGATTTAAAAATAAATTTTTTAAAACCAAAAGGTAAAACGGCATTCGACACTAGTTGGTCAGACCAAATAACTGGATTTGAATCAAGATTGGGTTTAGGTGCGAATCAAAGGGCTGAACAGATTGTTAATGCTGATGGTAATGCTAGATTTAAAAACACAGTAAGAAATTACGAAGACACCCAACTTTTAGGTATTAAATCAATAAGGGTTAATATTAAAGGTACTGGCGTACCTGAAGTTAATATTGAAATGATTGACGTACAAGGTAGGTCATTATTTGAACAAGGAGAAAATTCAATATACTCCGCATTTTTTAATTTTCCGTACCCACTTTTTTATTTAACATTAAAAGGGTATTACGGTAAGGCAATTAGATACCGACTTTCATTGATGTCATTTAATGCAAGATTTGATGCTGAAACTGGAAATTATGATATCAGTTTAAAATTGATTGGTAAGTTTACTGCATTATTATTTGACACACCATTAATGTATGCTAAGACGGCTCCTAAAATGTTTGACACTCAGGTAACAATTACTGATACAACAAACAATCAAGTAAAACAAATATCAACTTACAAGGGAAGACAAAAACTTGATGAGGTATATTCAATATATAAAAGAAAGGGTTTAATTGCAAATGATTTTGAACACCTTACTTTAGATGAATTTATTTATAGGGTTAATAACTTTTCAGTAAAATTACAAAAAGATATAAAAGAAAAAGGAGATTTTACTGAAATTAATGATATACAAGATTATAGAGAAAATTTAGAAAATTTTAGAAAAAATGTTTATGATAATTCATTAAATAAATTTTTAGATTCAACTAGTTACTACGTTAATGACGGTCAAATATATTACCCTTTTAAAAAAGAAATACAGTACCAAGATAGAGAGGCTTACAAAACAAAAATAGAAGAAAGATTTAAAGTTTATATTGAAAACCTTAAAAAAAATAAAACTTTTGGGACAGGAGGGAAATATGAAATACCAATTAATTTTAAAGATAAAAAAGACATAATAAAAAAATTAGATTTAAATAATTGGATTAATAATTCAAATAATGTAATACAAACATATTACTACAGAACAGGTAGACAATTAGATACAACAAAAAACGAAGACAAACAATTATTTGAAAAATTTAAATTAGATGAAGATAAAAATAAGGAATTATTTTCTAAGGTTTTAGATAGTAACGGACAATTGGTTGATGATTTACCTGACTTTTTTGTTTTTGGCGATAAAAGAATTGCTGATGGTTCTTATGTAAAACAAAGTTTTTTAGACAAATTAGATAGTGCAGGTAAAACCTTAAACACACATGAGGAAAAAATAGAAAACGACCTATCTAAGGTTTTGGCCGATAGAGTTTTAAAAAACCCTGCTGATGGTGGTATAGGATTTAAACCTACAATAAGAAATGTGTTTGCTGTTATTTTTGCAGGTGCAGACGCATTCTATAGATTAATGGAAGACGTACACCAAACCGCTTGGGATGTTAGAAATGATCCACAAAGATTAAGTGCGGTCATTCCACCTGAAAAAAGTTTCTCAGTGGACGCGATGAAAAATTTACAAAAATCATCGGGAGAATTAAATGATGATAATGTTGTATATCCTTGGCCTTTATATTTTACAAAAGAAAAACAAAAAGACGGTAGAGAATTGTATACAATACAATATCCTGGTGACCCTAAAATTATTAATCAAACAAGAGCCTATGACTATAGAATATGGCCTGAAATATCTTTTGTTGAAGCATATTTAAAAGGTACTACAGAAACGTCTAAACCAATACAAGGGACTGTATACGATAATCCTGCGGATTCAAATAAGTATGTTTCGGCAAACGCAATTGAGTTCCCATTTAAAGTATTACCGTACCAAGATTTATCTGAAATAAGTACTTTTTATGAAATTTTTGAAAGAACATACCTTTCTTCGCATTATGGTAAATTTAGTTCTGAATCCGCATTTAAAAATCAAATTGATAAGTTTTATGGGGATATAGAAAGCAAAGATTTGGGGTTAAATGTCGGTAACAATATACAATTAAACCAAACTTTAAAAAATTACAAATTTACTTACCAAGGTCTGATAGACTTTATGAAAAAGATTTCTAATAACGGTGACGGTGAAAGTTGGCAAACATACATTAGAAGTTTATTTAAAACGGAATACATTGAGAATTTAGTAAAAAATCAAACAGAGATTTATAGTATAGATACATTAAACAATCGCTCAGTCCAAGTTTCTTCAGATTTAGAATTATCTAAAAATTTAGTAAGTTATTTAAAAAATACCGATTCATCTAAAAAAAATAATTTAGATACATACCCATTAACTAATTTAAATTGGTTAAAAACTAATGTTTCTAACGGGTCGTCTATTGGTAGTTTTGAACAGTTTAATAATACTACTAATAGTTTTTTATACTTAGATGACAAAAAAACAATAGCAAGAATAAATGAAAATGCGGATAATAAAAGCATTAGTTTATTGACTAATAATGGATTTTTAACTTCATATAGCCAACCTTACGTAACAAACCAATCAACACAAACACCATTATCAACTAGGTCAACATTACAAGATTTTTATACAGATAGAGAAGAAAAATTCTTATATGGTACAGAATCATTTATTAATTATGGGACTTCTTACTCTGGTAATGTTAATCAATCAATACAGACCACTTCTTTATTAAACACACCTTATTTTATAAATTCATTAATTAAAGGTGTTGAAGACAACAACAACAATGTTGAAGATTCCTTCACCGCTTTAGGTTATTTATATTTAAATTCCTTACCATTAATAACAACCAAAGAAACGCTTAAAATATCTGAAAACGATACTTTAACTGATATTGATTACCTTGCTTCCACGTTTAAAAAATACTCATCAATACATCAGGTACCATATGCGTGGGTTTTAAAATACGGGTCAATATGGTATAGATACAAAAAATTTGTAGAAACAGGAAATGATATTTTAGACCCAATTTGGAAAGACTTTGATTATACATCTGCTTACGATCCAGTAACTTCTGCAACTACAACACAATATATTTTACCCGATTATTCCGGTAACCAACAAACATTTGTACTACAAAAAAATGAACCGTTTCCTATTCCGTCATTACAATCGAAAGATTTATTAAATACCGGATTCTATCCTAAAATTATAAACACAGTTGAAAATTTCTTTTTTCAAAAAAACCTGTTTACTGGGTATAGTCAAACTGATTTCTTTAATGCTTATAATAATCAAAAATTTAGAATAGGTAAAAATAATACATCTACTAATTATTTAGATTTTGGATTTGACACCACCAATCCAAACAAATCATTATTAAAACAAAATTATTACCAATATAGAGAATTCAGTGGTACGACGGCATATAGTACTGGAGGAAGTTTAATATTATTATACCCATCTATGGGTGGGATACCTATAGACCAATCAATATTTGAATGTGTTGATTCTAACATTAATATGACGCAAAACATATTGAATAATAAATCACTTTATAATGGTTCAGTAAGGTCGCTATGGTCATCACCACATTTTGGGTATTTTGATAACGGATTGATACAAAAACCGTCACCAACACAATACCTTAAAGTAATTAAAACAAATACTTCTAAACAAAATGCATTTGATTTGTCTTCAAATAAATCAGAATACTCATCAATAGATGAAATTTTTGCACTATTCACTCCGGAATTATTAGATAAGTTTGAAAAATTATTTTTAGGTTTTTGTAACTATAAACCAAGCTCTGCTAATTTAGTATTAAAAGAAGAACAAATTGTACCAACATATAACGAACCTAATAAAGTATCTAATCTTGACCAAAAAAGATTATTCACTCAATTAAGTTCTCTATTTTTTATAAATAAAACAGGTGTCAACTTTATTGGTGAAGATGTTGATGGAAAAACATTAGGTGAAAAACAAATTGAAACCTTTACCAAGTCAGTTACTCGTTTTTTAAATTTTGATTGTGTTATAAAATTAGCAAATCCAGGTAATTTTGATAGAAAGTTGTTTAATTCATTTTCTAATTTATCTGAATTTATTCCTGTTGATAAGTTAACATTTAACCCTTACAAAAAAGGTACTTTACCTGGAGACGGTACATCAACAACATTACTACAAAGTCTTGCTCAAAATACAACTGCTTGGAATACTCTAAGAACGTATTTAGGATTTACAACAATTCCAAATATGGAATATCAAAATCAAGTACAACCAAATTTTCCTTCAGTGCCGTTGACTCAAACACCAGCAAATCCAACGGTAACCTATACACCACCAACAGTAGGACAAACTTACAGAACGTTCCAAGACATATGTACTGGTACATATTTTAATATTACGGACCCGGATGATAATACCATGACTAGCTCATTTAATTATACTAATGGAGATATATGGTATTTAGAAGTTGTCGATAACACCTCACAAAGTAAAAATTTCTGTGCTAGAAAAGTATCAGATAGTGCAATAACTACCAACTATAATTTAGTGCTTGATGACGATTACCCTGAAACAAACGCAGTAAATGTTACACCTGAAAGTTACTGTATGTCTTTTTATCAAACACTAATAAATTGTCAACAATCACCACTCACATCACCTATTCAGTTGGAGTTTCTTGGAAATAGTGGAACTTTAATTCCGGAAACATCACCTCCTGGAGATGCTACATATTTTAATATTGTTGTACCAAGTGGTGGGTATGCATCTTACAGATTAACAGGTATACCTAATTTTGACCCAACAAATCTTGGTAGTGTTTTATTTTATCCTGCTGGTAGTAATTTAAATGACCCAAATATTTTACCATTACCTTTTAATGGTTACGGTGGCGCGAATACCAATTACACTAGAGTTTACGAAATTAACAATAATACTTCGGGTAATTATATTATGGCAGTTAGGTACGCTGTTACATACCCTAACTATGCGACATACACTGCGAATGTTTCAACATTAGGTGGAAATCAAACAACAATACCTACACAAACTAATACAACAATACCACCAACACCTTTACAAGGAAGTCAAAAATCATTTGTTACTGATTTCTTTATTGATAATGATATTGATTTCACATCAGACAATATTAAATCGCTTTACCCACTTATTAGGTTATATGCTGACCAAAAATTAAATGACCCTACATATAATAAAAGTAAGTTTACAACATTTATTAATAATGTATTAATTGACCAAAGAACATTACAACAAAATATGTTGAATGAAACTTTTAGTAATTTAAATAAAACATTGAAAAATATTGATGTAAAAACACAAACACCAAACGTTTCAGTTAATGGTGATACGGGTAAGTTAAGTTTATATAATACATTAAAAGGATTTAACGATAAATGGATTGCTGGTTCTGATTTAAAATATGTTACATTGTTTGAAGACTTTTTATTCATGGATAGAGCTAATAGTGACTTAGGTGATACATTTGTTGTTGACATGGATAAAGTAGTAAACAGATTAGATACTACAAATAACCCTGAAACCAATCTAATGCAGGTTGTTAGTAATATTTTAAGTGATAATCAGTTTATGTTTATGGCGATGCCGGCATATGTAAATTTTTATGGTATACAAACAGCAATTAAAAATGGAACACCAATAGACATTGAGATTCCTAACTCACTTTTTGGTACCTATTTAGAAGTTGATTATACAAAGTCTAGCCCTAAATTTTTATGTCTTTATATGGGTAACCCTTCAGAGTACCCAAAACCAAAAGAAAACTCATTTATTAGGTTTGGTGATGATAGTTTTGATTTGAGAGTTCCTGATAACCCACTAAGAATATCGGACCCAAATAGAGACTACTCTAAAACAAATAAAGTGGTTGGGTTTAGTGTTGATTTTGGGGTTCAAAATCAAAACATATTTAAAAGTGTTGATTTAGATATGTCAGAAATGAAAAATACTTCAGAATCTTTTAAAGTTTTTGCTGATATAGGAGGGTCCGTTGCTGGTGACCAAGTCGCTCAACAATCAGTCTCAATGTATAGTATTTACAAATCAAGGTCGTATTCTTGCGGAGTAACATCAATGGGTAATGCAATGATACAACCAACAATGTATTTTGTATTAAGACACGTACCTATGTTTTATGGACCTTATTGGATTTATGAAGTTAATCATAGTATAACCGAAAGAGGATTTGATACCGATTTTAAAGGTACTAGAATACCAAAATATAGTTTACCTAATGTTGACCAACTTGTTACTAATGTTAATAAAAAAATATTATCATCATATAAAGAAAAAATTAAAAAAGAAAAACCGGTTGTTGATAAAAAAGATGAGGAATTAGCTAACACCGACCCTACTATTGGTACCGTTAAAACACAAACACAACAATGTATTGAACTTACCGAATATAAAACATTAGAATTTGTTGAAGTAACACCAACAAAAGTAACAGTACAAGAAATATTACCAATAATAAAAACAGCGACAAATAAAAAATCATTAAGAGCATTATTATTAGGTATAGGGTTTACTAGAAATATAAATAGCTTCGATTCAAACGCTAACTTATTTAACACATCTAATTATAATTTTTATGAAATATCTACCGAAAATAAATTTACGGGTAATATGGATTCATACATAAAAAATCAAATGTGTGCGACAATTAATAATACGGTTAGAAGTATGGCTAGTTTTAGCGATTTTAAAACACCAACCGATTTTATGGTTTCATTCTATTCTGTATATGAACCAATAATTGAAAGTTTAAAAAATTTAAATCCAGATACTAATATCTATAAAAGTTATGGAAAAGCCCTAGCTCAATTAGCAATTACTACATGGGATACCCCAATAGGATTAAACTCTACCGCATCAGAAATAAAACAAAAGGCGCTTGACCAAGTTGGTACTAACATAAATGTTTATGACCTATATGTTCAGTATTTTACTAACGCTTACGAGAATTTTGATAAAAACCCTAATTAAGGTATATTTATATAATAAATTAAAATATGAACATGAAAAATTTACTTGACGATTATCTTAAAAAAGATACACGTATTACACAAAAAGATAGCGGTAATGGATACCAAGAAGTTTGTGATTTAGATACAGGTGATTGTTATACAATCAGAATGAAAGACGGTTTAATTGAGAGAGTGGATAATACCATGAAAACAAATAGAACATTAAAAGTTGAAACTCCTCAGGGTGTTAAAACATTATTGAACGGTTAAAAATTTAAAAATGAGTTTAGACAGAAAAATTTTAGAAGAATTAAAAAGATTTAATCAAATTAATTCATACATTTTAAATGAACAAGATGTACCACCACCGACACCTGAGGATTTAGGTACCCCACCTGCTGACCCCGCAGCCGCTCCACCGGCAGATGCAGAAATTCCCGCACCTGGCGCAGATGTTGCTGCACCACCAGCGGCAGGGGCAGACGCTGCCGCGGCACCTACTGAAGTACCTGAACCCGTTGATGTTGAAGGTGATCCAGATGTTGAAGAAGTTGGTAAAGAAGAAGAGGGTGAAGAAGAAAGTGAAGAAATTGATATCACTGACCTTGTTACTACACAACAAGAAATCCAATCTAAACAAGATGAATTTATGGATAGTATTTTTTCTAAATTAGATGACTTAGAAAGTAAATTATCTCACATGGATCAAATCATGGACAAAATTAATAGTCTTGAAAACAAATTTGATAAATATAGAGAAAAAACTCCTGAAGAAAAATTAATGTTACGTTCATTAGACTCTTACCCATATAATCAAAAATTAACAGATTTTTTTGATGATAAAAAAGGTGAGATGGAAGAGACTGGTAAAAACGAATATATACTTACTTCTGACGAAGTTGAAAACTTTTCACCAAACGAAGTTAAAAAAACATTCAATATTTACGACGACGAAGACAATTCTTTAAATTAAAAAATAAATTTTTTGAGGGACTCACAAGGTCCCTTTTTTTATGCTCATTTATTTGACATTTTATTATTTGTACCTATTATTAATGAAGATAAAAGAGTAATAATTAGAAATTTATTTATGACAAATTCAGTATTAGATTCAGTACTTGCGCAGTACGAAAAGAACGCACAACCAAGTGGTTCACAGAGAACAAACATCTCACAAGAAGACAGATTAAAGAAGTATTTTTCGGCAATCTTAATGAAAAACGAAACATCCGCACAACGTAGAGTTCGTATTTTACCCACAAAAGATGGTTCATCACCATTTGTTGAAGTATGGTATCACGAAATTATGGTAAACGGACAATGGGTTAAGTTGTATGACCCTGACAAAAACGACAACGAGCGTTCCCCACTTACAGAAGTTTATAATGAACTTATCCAAACGGGTAAAAAAGAAGACAAAGAATTGGCATCGCAATACCGTTCACGTTTATTTTACATCGTTAGAGTAATTGACCGTGATAACGAACAAGATGGTGTTAAATTTTGGAGATTTAAACACAATTACAAAAACGAAGGTATCTTAGATAAAATCCTCCCTATTTGGAAAGCTAAAGGTGATATCACAGATGCTGAAAAAGGTCGTGATTTAATTATCGAACTTAAGAAAGCTAAAACCCCACAAGGAAAAGAGTATACAGTAATTCAAACAGTTATGTATGATGACCCTGCATTACTTCACGAAGATAAAGAAATTATGAGTGGATGGTTGGAAGATGAGTTAACATGGAATGACGTGTATTCTAAAAAACCTGTTGAGTATTTAGAAGCTATCGCAATTGGAGAAACACCAATTTGGAGTACAGAACTTAAGAAATATGTTTACGGTGAAACTGCCGACATTTCTCTTGGTGGTGGAAATGCAAAAGAAGAGGTTCCTGTGGTAGACCCACAAGCCGACGAAGAGCCGGCTGAAGATTTACCATTCTAAATTTAATTAAGCATGGATACTTTTAAACATATTGTGTCCATGCTTTTTTTTATAAACAAATTAAAAAAAACAAAATGAAACCAGTGATTGCAGAAAAATTAAAAGAAGCATTAGTTAAAAAGTATGAAGCAGAAATTGCTGATGCTGAAGCAAGACTTTATGTTTATTTCACAAATCCTGTTGGGATTGGTGAGCATCCACAACACACAGAAGAGATGGATAATTTAGTTGGGCTACTTACCGACGCAAAAGACAAGTTAGAAACTATAACAAATTTTAAAATTTACGAACTATAATGGCTATTAAAAAGAACGACTTTAGTTCACTAAAGAAAAAATTTTCCACATCTGCAAAATATAAACCACAAAGATTCTTTGATCTTGGTGCTCCGTTTTTAGACGCTGTTGGTTTACCTGGTCCTGCTATGGGACACATTAATATGTTCTTGGGTCATTCCGATACGGGAAAAACCACTGCGTTAGTTAAAACTGCAGTTGATGCACAGAAAAAAGGAATCCTTCCTGTGTTTATTATTACAGAACAGAAATGGTCATTTGAACACGCCAAACTAATGGGGTTTGAATGTGAAGAAGTTGTTGATACCGAAACAGGTGAATTAGAATGGGATGGTTTTTACATCTTCAATAACAACTTTGATTACATTGAACAAATTACTGATTACATTAATAGTCTATTAGATGCTCAAGAAAAGGGGGATTTAGATTATTCATTATGTATTATGTGGGACTCAGTTGGTTCGGTTCCTTGTAAAATGACTTATGAAGGTAAAGGTGGTAAACAACACAATGCAAGTGTTTTGGCCGACAAGATAGGTATGGGGATAAACCAACGTATTTCAGGTTCTCGTAAATCAGATTCTAAATATGAAAATACGCTTATCATTGTTAACCAACCTTGGGTTGAGTTACCTGATAATCCTTTTGGGCAACCTAAAATTAAAGCTAAAGGTGGTGAAGCTATTTGGTTAAATTCATCTTTAGTATTTTTATTTGGAAATCAAAAAGGAGCAGGAACTACAAAGATTACCGCAACAAAAGACAAACGAACTGTTAAGTTTGCATCAAGAACAAAAGTATCGGTAATGAAAAACCACATTAATGGGCTTGGATTTGAAGATGGTAAAATTATTGTAACACCACACGGGTTCTTACCAGGAAAAGAAACTTCCGAAGAAAAGGCATCTATTGAGCAATACAAAAAAGAATATGCCGAGTATTGGAAGGAAATTATCGGAGTTGATGGTGACTTCGATTTGAAAGCAGAAAAAGAAGAAGTAGAGTAGTAACAATTTAAAAGACGACGAGTGTCAAAAACATTATTGGTTGATGGGAACAATCTATTAAAGATTGGGTTTCATGGTGTGAGGGAGTTCTACAATGGAACGCAACACGTAGGTGGTATTTGGCATTTTCTAAATACTTTAAGAAAATTTTTAGAAGAAACAAACTTTAACAAAGTTGTAGTTTTTTGGGATAGTGATACAAGTTCATTACAACGTAGACTTATTTACCCAAAATATAAACTTAATAGAAAGTCGTCCGATAATGAACAAAAGAGGGATTCTTTTAACTTTCAAAAACAAAGAGTAAAAGAATATCTTGAGGAGATGTTTGTAAGACAAATGGAGGTAGATCGTTCCGAAGCGGATGACTTAATTGCCTACTATTGTCATATATCATTAGATGAGGATAAAACAATATTTTCGAGTGATAGAGATCTTACACAACTTATATCTGATAAGGTTACAATTTACTCACCATCCACAAAACAATATTATAGAAATGGGGATACAATAAAGGTTTACGATGCCGAGATTCCCCACTATAATGTTAAAACCCTTAAGATAATTACTGGTGATGGTTCGGATAATATAGACGGGATATTCTATATGGGGGAAAAGACTTTGCTTAAATTTTTTCCTGAACTACTTGAAAAACCTGTAGAAATTACTGATATTTTATCAAAAGGGGAAAACCTATTAAAAGAAGAAAAAGGTAACAGTTCCTTACAAAATCTTTTAACGGGTAAAACTAAAGAAGGTATTTTTGGTGAAGAGTTTTATGTTATTAACAAAAAACTAATTGATTTGAACGAACCACTAATAACTGATGAAGGAAAAGAATTAGTTAACTTATATTACTCTGAGTCATTGGATCCTGACGGTAGAGGATATAAAAACCTAATTAGAATGATGATGGAAGACGGTTTGTTCAAGTACTTACCAAAAAATGATGAAAATTGGGTTTATTTTTTAAAACCATTTTTAAAACTAACCAGAAAAGAAAAAACAAAGTTTAAAAACAAAAAGTAAAACAAAAAAACATGAAAGAACAAAACGACATTACTAAAGTTGAATTCTTAATTACATTAAACAACAACTTTGTTGTTCAAAGATTTTTTAATGTTAAGGGTTTCAATGGAAAGGCAAAAAATAGTGTGGAACTTTTGAATTACATTAACGAATTATCTAACGACTTAAAAACAAAACTTAGAAATAAATGTGTTGTTTATATGTTAGAAAATCGTTTTCAAATTGAAGAGGATGCAAGTATTTTAGAAACATCAAATACTGATGGACCTGAGACCTTTAATATTATTTTAAAGTTAGGGAATGAGACAATTTGTCATAGAATTATAGATGCTAAAGTATACCCGCCTAAGGTAAGATATACGCTGGATGTACGACCATCAATAAAAAACATCTTAAGAGATTTAACTGACATTTTATCAGGTAAAAATTTATCTTACGAGTACTTAAATTATTCATTCGCCTAATAGTATTTATTAGAAAACAAAGAACAAATCATATAATATGTCAGACAAAAAAAACTTCGGATACTTAGGAAATACTTTTCAAAATCAATTAATAAATAACATTATTGTTTATAAAGATTTTTCAAATTCCATCATTGAAGTTATTGACCCACACTACTTTGATAATCAATATTTTCGTATCATTTGTCAAATGATTAAGGAGTATTACTCAAAGTATGAACATACCCCTACGTTTGACACTTTAGAACAACTAACTAAGTCGGAAATTACTTCCCCAATGGCTCAAAAGAGTATATTAGACACTCTTGACCAAGTTAAAAACGTTTCCGACGAAGGTTCAGTTTATGTACAAGAAAAGGCACTAAAGTTTTGTAAACAACAAGAACTACAAAAAGTAATGACTAAAGCTCAATCAATCATTGATAAAGGTGATTTTGAGAGTTACGATAGATTAGAAGAAATGGTTCGAGGGGCACTTCAAGTTGGTGAAACTGATAAAGGGACAACTGATGTGTTTTTTAACATTGATGAAGTTTTGGATGACGATTACAGACACCCTATTCCGATTGGTGTACCTGGTATTGACAACCTTTTAAAGGGTGGTTTAGCTAAAGGAGAAATTGGTGTAATTTTGGCACCTACTGGGGTAGGTAAATCAACATTTACTACTAAAATAGCCAATCACGCATTTAATTTAGGGTATAACGTACTTCAAATATTTTTTGAAGATAACCCAAAAATTATTCAAAGAAAACATTTTACACTTTGGACTGGTATCCATCCTGATGATATGTCTGAAAATAGAGATGAGGTTATGGAAAGGGTAAAGCATATACAATCAACAATGAAAAATAAGTTGATTATGAAAAAGTTACCATCGGATACTGTTACTATGAATCAAATAAAGAATCAAGTAAGAAAAATGATGGCGGAAGGTACTAGAATTGATATGATTATTTTAGATTATATTGATTGTGTAGTTCCTGACAAAATGTTAGGTGATGAATGGAAAAGTGAGGGGTCTGTAATGCGTGGATTTGAGGCGATGTGTCATGAATTAGATATTGCAGGATGGACGGCAACACAAGGAAATCGTAATTCTATTTCATCAGATGTTGTAACAACAGACCAAATGGGTGGGTCAATTAAAAAGGCACAAGTTGGTCACGTAATAATTACCGTAGCCAAAAGTTTACAACAAAAAGAGATGAATTTGGCGACAATCGCAATTACCAAATCAAGAATTGGTAAAGATGGGATTGTTTTTGAAAACTGTAAATTTGATAACGGAATGTTAGAGATTGACACAGAACAAAGTATGACTTTCTTAGGTTTGGAAGAACAAAAAGAAGAAAGAAACAAAAACAGAATCAAAGAATTGCTTGAAAAGAAAAGGCAAAAACAACAAGAATCTTAAAAAAATAATTAAATTTACAAAATGGAAAAAATATTAGTAGAAAACCCTAATAGGTTTGTTATCTTCCCAATCGAACACAATGATATTTGGGAATATTACAAAATGCATCAGGCGGCTTTTTGGACCGCTGAAGAAGTAGATTTGACGAATGACATTAGAGACTGGGAAAATTTAACAGATAATGAAAAATATTTTATTAAAAATGTTTTATCTTTTTTCGCAGCATCAGATGGAATCGTAAACGAAAATTTGGCAGAGAACTTCTATCGTGAAGTACAATATCCCGAAGCTAAATTCTTTTATGGATTTCAATTGGCGATGGAAAACATCCACTCACTTATGTATTCGTTATTAATCGACACATACATCAATAATGCAAAGGAGAAGGATGAATGCTTCAACGCTATTGATAGATTACCTGCGGTACAGAAGAAAGCTAAATGGGCTTTAGATTGGATTGAAAATGCATCATTCCAAGAAAGATTAATTGCATTTGCGGCTGTTGAAGGTATTTTCTTTTCAGGTTCGTTCTGTTCTATTTTTTGGTTAAAATCAAGAGGAATTATGCAAGGTTTGTGTAATGCCAATTCTTTAATATTTAAAGATGAGAACTTACATTGTGATTTCGCAATCCACTTGTTAAACAACCATTGTGAAGACAAACCATCGGAAAAAAGAATTAAAGAGATTTTATTATCAGCACTTGAAATTGAAAAAGAGTTTATAACTGAGTCTTTACCAGTGTCATTGATTGGTATGAATTCAAACCTAATGAAACAATACTTAGAGTTTGTGGTTGACGGGCTTTTAGTTAAATTTGGATGTAGTAAAGAATTCAATGTGGAACAACCATTCAAATTCATGGAACAAATTGCCGTTGAAACCAAAGGTAATTTCTTTGAATCAAGAACAATGGAATACCAAAAGGCTAAACTTAACGAAACTATTTCATTTACAGACGATTTCTAATTAAACTAAATAATATGTCATTAAAAATAATTAAAAGAAATGGGGAAAGCGTTTCATTCAATCCCCAAAAAATTTATAACCGTGTTAAACGTGCTTCAAAAGGGTTAAGTGTAAATTCAGATGAAATATTCATAAAAGTAATTACATCAGTACCAACTGAGGGTGAAATAACTACAAAAGAGTTAGATAAACTTGTATATGAAATTGCTGCGGCATATACCGGTAGTCATCATGATTATTCACGATTAGCGTCATCAGTTGCTATTTCATCATATCATAAAGAAACTAATGATAGTTTTTCAGAAACTATGATGGTCTTATATAAAGATGGTATTATTAATGAAAAATTAATTGAAACTATTAAGTTATATGGTGAGGATACTATCGATGCTGTAATTAACCACGATAACGATTATAATTTTGATTATTTTGCTTGGCGTTCTTTACAAGAAATGTACTTGTTAAAAAGACCAACAGGTAAAGTAATCGAAAGACCACAACACATGTATATGAGAGTTGCGTTGTGGGTTACCGATGATTTTGTAAGTGCGGTCGAGTATTATAAATCATTATCAAATCAACTAATATCTAAGGCAACACCAATCATGATTAACGCAGGAACAAAAGTTCCTCAGTTAGCTTCGTGTGTATTACACTACAATAACTCAGACTCAAGAAAAGGATTGTTAGATACACTAAATGATATCTCAACATTTTCTTCAGATGCTGCTGGTATTGGGTTGTCTATGTCTAACATTCGTAGTAAAGAGAGTAGAATTTCATCATCAGGTGGATTCGCAGGTGGGTTATTGAAATACCTTAAAATTGTTAACGAATCATTAAGGTTCTTTAATCAACAAGGAAGACGACCTGGTTCTGCCGCAATTTACCTTGAACCTTGGCATAAAGATATCTTTGATTTATTGGACATTAAAAAGAATACAGGTGCAGAAGAATTAAGGGCTCGTGATTTATTTACTGCTCTTTGGTTACCTGACAACTTTATGAGGGCGGTTAAAAATAATGGTGATTGGTATTTGTTCTGTCCTAATGATATTAAGACTGCCGGCATCAAGGCATTACAAGAGTGTTATGGTGATGAGTATGAAGAAAACTATAACAAAGCAGTATTGATGGGATTGGGTAAAAAAGTTAAGGCACAAGACATATGGACTAAAGTTATTGAATCACAAGTTGAAACGGGAGTCCCTTATCTTTGTTCTAAAGATAGTGCCAACAGAAAAACTAATCACCAAAACATTGGGGTTATTAAACAGTCAAACCTTTGTAATGAAATTTACCAATATACCGATGAAGAGACTACCGCCATTTGTACGTTATCATCAATAGTATTAAAAAACTTTATCCAAAACGGTAAGTTTGACCATGAATTATTATTTACTGAAGTTCGTAAAGTTGTAAGAGCATTAAACAAAGTAATTGATATTAACAACTACTCAACACAAAAAGGGTTGAAAGGTGGTATGGAACAAAGAGCAATTGCTATTGGAACACAAGGTTTGGCCGATGTGTTTTATTTAATGGATTATATCTTTACATCAGAAGATGCTAAAAAATTAAATAAAGATATATTTGAAACAATCTATTACGCGGCAATTTATGAAAGTAACCAATTGTGTATAAATGGTAAGTATGATAAATACTCACATTTTAACGGGTCACCGATGTCTAATGGAGTATTCCAATTTGACATGTGGGGATTAGATGGGTCACAACTTTCAGGAATGTGGGATTGGGATAAATTGAAAAAAAGTGTTAGTGATTATGGTGTATGTAACTCTTTGTTTACCGCTCAAATGCCTGTCGCATCTTCAGCTAAAATTACAGGTTCATTTGAAATGACAGAACCAGCACATTCGGCATTATTTAATAGACGAGTTGTTGGTGGTGAGATTATGATAGTAAACAAATACCTTATTAATGATTTTGAAAAAATTGGTATTTGGTCAGAAGATTTAAAAAATGAAATTATTATGAACGAAGGGTCAATTCAAAATATTAATTTCAATAACTACTTAGATACTGAAGATAAACACTACAATAAAAAAGTTAAAAGAATAGAACACTTAATTCCTAAATATAAAACTATTTGGGAGATTTCACAAAGAGAATTAATCGATATGGCATCTGATAGAGCACCATTTATTGACCAATCACAATCAATGAATATCTATATGGCTAACCCAACTTTATCTAAGATTACTTCATCACATTTCCACTCGTGGGAGAAAGGTTTAAAAACTTTGTGTTATTATGTTAGGACTAAGGCGATTTCTACAGGAGCAAAACACTTAGCACTTGATATGAGTAAAAAAGAAAAACCTAAGAAAATTGAAACACCACAAATAGATTATTCTAATATGAATTTACCACCAAAACCAGATAATAGTGACTTTGATTGTTTTGGATGTTCATCCTAATATTAAATCCCAACAAGTTGGGATTTTTTGTTTAATATCTATTTATTGAAAAATTCACTCTATTATATTTATATAATATGGCAAATGGTATTACATATGGTTTAAGTTTTCCTTTTAGACAAAGTGTTAAAGGAGATTACGTACAGTTAACGGACACTTCTGATGACGAAATTCGTACAGATTTATTACATTTAATATTAACAAAAAAGGGTTCTAGATATTACTTACCTGATTTTGGTACTAGAATATATGAATTCATTTTTGAACCATTAGATGGTGAGACTTTTGATGGTATACGTTCAGATATTGAACAACAAGTTGCTAAGTACATACCTAATCTAACTATTAATAGTATAACCATAGAACCTTATGTTGAATCTGATGAAGCGGCAGGGCAATTGGATTATGAATTATTAGGTCAGGCCAGTATATATAGAATACCAGGTGCTAATACACAAGAATACACCGCAAAATTAAAAATAGACTATACCGACGAAAATAAAGCATTCGGAAGTAGGGAGTTTGTGATAATAAACATTTAAATATGGCAAATAAAAAAATTAATTATACCGAAAGGGATTTTGAAGGTATAAGACAGGAGTTAATAAATTATACAAAACAATATTATCCTGAGTTAGTACAAAATTTTAACGACGCTTCTGTTTTTTCTGTACTAATGGATTTAAATGCTGCGGTTGCGGATAATTTACATTTCCATATCGATAGAAGTATACAAGAAACTGTACTTCAGTACGCACAACAAAGGTCTTCTATTTTTAATATTGCTAGAACTTATGGTTTAAAAATACCGGGGTATAGACCATCGGTTGCGGTTATCGACATCTCAATAACAGTACCACCTTTAGGTGATAGTGAAGATTTTAGGTACTTAGGAATCTTAAGAGCGGGTTCACAATTTAATGGTGGAGGGACAACATTTGAAACCGTTTATGATATTGATTTTAGTACTCAGTATAATTCTGAAGGGTTTGTTAATAGAACAAAAATACCAACATTTGATAATAATAATAAAATTATAAATTACGTTATCACAAAAAGAGAGGTTGTAGTTAATGGAACAACTAAAGTATTTAAAAGAGTTATTAATCCATCAGACGTAGTCCCATTCTTTAATTTCTTTTTACCTGAGAGAAATGTTTTAGGTGTCACATCAATAATACAAAAAGAAGGGTCAACATACCCATCTGTACCTTCATATTCTGAATTTGTAACATCGACAAATAAATGGTATGAAGTTGACGCATTGGCGGAAGACACCGTTTTTATTGAAGACACCACAAAACCAACAGATAATGCGGGGATTAAGGTTGGGAAATATATAAAAACAGAAAATAGATTTATAACTGAATACACCCCAGAAGGATTTTTAAAAATACAATTTGGTGGTGGTACCACAACACCACAACAACAACTAAATGATTTTGCTAAGAACGGTATTAAATTAGATTTAGGTAACTATCAAAATAATATTGGATTAGGATTAACGGTTCAACCAAACACCACAATTTACGTACAATATAGAATAGGTGGTGGATTGGCTTCCAATGTTGGTGTTGGGGTAATAAATCAAGTAGGTACTGTAGAGTTCGCAATAAATGGGCCGTCAAGTACTATAAACAACAATGTATTACAATCTTTGGCTGCCAACAACGTAACGGCAGCTATTGGTGGGTCTAATCCACCATCTACTGAAGAGGTTAGAAATATGGTATCTTTTAATTTTGCAGCACAAAAAAGAGCGGTAACTGTAAATGATTATAAATCTATTATAGACACAATGCCCGGTAAGTTTGGTGCACCTGCTAAAGTTGCTATTACCGAAAATAATAACAAAATTACAATACAGATTCTTTCATATGACGATACGGGTAAATTAACACAAGTCGTATCTAATAATTTAAAAAGTAACTTGGCAACTTATCTGTCTAAGTTTAGAATGATTAACGATTACATATCAATTGATGTTGCTAAAGTTATTGACCTCGAGTTCGACATTTACGTTGTTTTAGAGTCAGATAGAAACCAAGGTCAAGTTATCACTGAAGTGATTAATCAAATTTCAAACTACATGGCTCCTGAAAACAGGGAGTTAGGTCAAAATGTTAATGTCTCTGATGTTAGAAGATTGATTCAAAACACTGCTGGTGTTTCCACACTTTCAGACTTAAAAGTTTATAATAAAGTTGGGGGTCAATACTCGTCATCACAGACTTCACAAAGATATGTTGACAAAGTTACAAGAGAGATACAATTAATAGACGACACAATATACGCTGAACCAACACAGATATATCAAGTTAGATTTAATAATAGAGATATAAAGGTAAGTGTTAAAAACCTTAAAACGGTAGACTTCTCATAAGATTCTTTATTTTATAATGTTATGTCTTATTTTTTAAAATGAGGAACATAACTATTTATTTTTAAAAGATTAATGACCAAAAGTTATCGAATAAGAACCCAACCGGGAGTAGACAAAAATATAAGAATAAACGTAAATCAAGATTTTGATTTTTTGGAAATTTTATCCTTAAAATTAAAACAAGAAGACGTATATACCAGATTTTGTGCCGATTATGGTGTTGTTGCCGGAAGAGTTATAGTTAATGGTGGGTATGGAGTACCTAATGCTAATGTATCCATTTTTATACCATTAGACGCTATTGATGAAAATGATCCAGTAATATCCACATTATATCCATACAAAGCTGTCGACCAAAAAAATGAAGACGGTTATCGTTATAATCTTTTACCTTATAGACAAGAATATGCAGGTCACACCCCTACTGGTACTTTTCCAGATAGAGAAGATATATTAACAAGACGTGAAGTTTTAGAAGTTTACGAAAAATACTATAAGTATACTGTAAAAACAAATGAGAGTGGTGACTTTATGATTATTGGGGCACCTTTAGGGATTCAAACTTTAGTTTTAGATTTGGACCTATCCAATATTGGATGTTTTTCGTTGAGACCCGCAGATTTTATTAGGGCTGGATTGGCAGGACCCGAACAATTTAACGGAGACCAATTTAAATCCTCAACTGATTTGGGGTCACTTCCACAATTAGTTAACATTAAAAATGATATAGACGTAACATCTTTTTGGGGTGAAACTGATTTGTGTAATATTGGTATCACTAGATCTGATTTTGACCTTAGAGATTTTGGTATTGATATTAAACCACACGCAGTTTTTATGGGTTCCATTTTCTCAACCGCAGATGAAGATTTTTTAAAAACTAACTGTAAACCTAAAAAAGACTCAGGTAACTTATGTGACTTAGTTACGGCATCTGGAACAATACAATCGATTAGACAAACCATAAATTACGATGGTAATGGAAGACCAATATTAGAACAATTCTCTCTTCCTGAGGGTGGTAAAATAATAGATGATAATGGTACTTGGTTAACTGAAGTCCCAATGAACTTAGATTACGTAACGACAAATGAATTTGGAGAGCAAGTATTATCTAATGACCCATCGGTTGGTATTCCAACTAAAGGTAGATATAGGTTTAGAATACAATACCAAAATGAAGATGGGTTAAGAAGTGACGTACTAAGAGCGGATTATTTAGTACCTAATGTTAAAGAATGGGGGTGGACAGGAACCAATCCACCTGCGGGGTCTTCTGCCCAACTTAAATCGTATGCCTTTAGTTTAGATTGGAATGATTACGGAGATACTGGTACTACGATTGGTCAACAGATGATAACTGAGGCTATTAATTGTGAGGACAGATTTTATGAATTAAATTTTAATAAAGTTTATACCATTGCTAATTTTTTAGATAGATGGAAATGGGGGTATAATAGAAGTAGACATTTGGGTATTAAAGAGATTACTAATAGAACATGTACCACAACAACAAATAGATTTCCTGTTAATGATGGTGTAAGAAATTTTGATTTTATATATTTCTTATTTAATTTACTCGTTACTATTTTTACCCCTGTATTTGTTGCTATAATACCTGTTTTACATTTACTTGCACTTGTGTGGCCAATTTTAAAATGGGTTATTGCTATAGTACTACCTGGTTTATTATTATTCTTTGCAATTCAATATGGTATCGCTGCGTTTGCCGCCTTTCCGGCGGTTGGTCTAATAGTCTTGTACGCGGCAGTTGCAATAATTTTGGCGGCCGCGGCGACATTATTTGCAATTAAAGTATCTCCTATGTTAACCAAGTTTAAGTTTAAAGGGTTAAATCTACCTATGATGTCTTACCCTGATTGTGAATCTTGTCCTTGTGATGTACCTGATTTAGAGACAGATGAAGTACAAGGTAATTTATTTGGAGGGGGAGGTAACCAAAGTACTAAAATTGGTAAATATACAGTGAATAGTAGAACTAGTGGTTCAATACTTGCGGACATTAATTCAAATACATTCTACTTAAATGCAGTTAATTTTAATAATTGTAATTTTAATAATGATAACCAAATACACCAATCTGCGTATAGTAATCCACAACCTGTTGGTCCTACTTATTTTTGTTATTTAGACCCTGAAGATTATTCTGGATCGGATAATAAAAAAAATCAAAAGTATCAGGCAGACGCTTATGGTATTAGATATGGTATTGCTGGATACCCTACTTCACCTGAAATTGGTTTACCAATAGTCGCTGATTTAACCGATACCAAATACTTACAACAAAGAGATGTACCATACGCACAGTCTTTAAATTTAGCAAATGTTAAGTCTAGATATTTTGATACTACTGCGTCAAACAGAATTACAACAAAAATAAATGGTAATAATCCACTTGTAAGGGATAATGTAATGATATTACTTGTTGACCAAAATACCGCAAGTCAATTATCATCAGGAACTATTGTTACTTTCCACGACACTTCAAATTTAAATGATATAAACCTAACAGGATTAACCGTACAAAATCAATTTGGGTCTAATTCAATTACGGGGTCTAGTGTAACAGGATTTACTCAAATACCAATAACATTTGCAAATCCTTCTAATGGAGCACCACAAACTGTGAATGTGTCCATTTCAGGAAGTACCTCTGAAAAAGAATATTTGGCTAAAACAGGTGTTGAGTATTTTCAAGTAATTACCGGTATGACAACATATAATGCTGATTTATTAGCATCAGGTATAAAAATATCAACAACACCAAATCCTAATAACCATGGGGATACGTCAAACTTACTTAGAAAATATATCCTGAATAAAAGACAAGAAATTAGATATCGTGATGGTAATAATAATCAACAAACTGAATTAATTAATCCATTAACAGTAATAGGTGATAGTTGGAAGAACTTAGAATTAATATTTTTAGTAAGAGGCGTTGATTTATACACTGAAAAACAAACAATAGAATATGACCTATCTACAATATTTGGAACAACAATAAAAGTTTCAGGTAGTTTTTATATGAACAGACCAATCCAACCTAACTCAGGGTCTGGATTATGGTATACTAACGCAAAAACTCCCGAATCACATGATGTTGGATACTCATCACAATATTTATATCACCAGCCTTTTAATTTCCAAGTAGATAACACACAGTTTAGTTCTGTGACATCTACAACAATAAAATATTATTCATCACTAGATAAATCTATAGGTGCGGGTTATACTCCGTCAGGTGGTTTGGGTATTGGTGTATATACTGGTGGTAATATTATAGATGACAGTGGAGACCCTCAACAAACACTAAGATTTTATGGGTCAACATATCAAGGTAATGTTGAAGGTGGGTCATTATTAGCTACGACTCAGTCCACAACAGGAACATTTAGTTCATTAGGTAACTACAACGGCAGGAATTATTCACCGGCTTACCATATAACTAATTCCGCTCTTTTTGTGACTATTTCAGGACCTAACCCTAAATTAGTGATGAGGTCAGATAGGTTACCAACTTCAGATAAAACCCAAGTTTTTGGTACAATATCACATTTACTACATCAAAACGATAACTTTGGAATTTATTTATATAATGATGGGGGGGCTTCCTCATTGTTTGCAAATCAAGCAACCGATACTTCAAACAACGCTCAGGACTTTGGGCCTGATGGTGGACCTACACAAGCAAGTAGTGTTTTGTCAACCTTTGATTGTGCGGGAATGGTGCCATTAAAATGTTATGAAATAGACCCTGTCACAAATAGTTTCACCGTTGAAACACCATGTCCTGATAACGAGAATCCGGTAAGGGTAAAATCTGGCTGTTACCAATTTATTCAAAAACCATATCTTGTTGGTATAGGTAAAGATTTACAAAATTTTTCAGAATGGAAATCAAGATTTAGAATGATGTTTGGTGCGTGTCGAGGAATATTCTCTCACGTATTCCAAAACAATTGGGTTAACGGTAGTTTATATATGTTCTCATTTAAAAAACAGACAACATTAAATCTACCAGGACAACCAAAAAAATATAAATTTTGCGGTACATATGAATCAACAACAAGACCTGGACAAGGGCCTATTTTTTATACTTCAGGGTCAACTAATTCTTTTTTCTATAGATCTACACCATACAATGGTACAGATTTTATAGGACAAATACCTAAACAAGGTACCTTCTTAAACCCATCAATACAACCTGTAGATTTTGATGGAATTAATGATAGAAATTTAATGTTCCCTACCACAATAATGGATATGGGTCCTAGAGATGAATTTACTAAAGAAATATGTACAAGTCCTGATTTTGAAGGTTACATTATCGATACGATTAAATCCACCTCATTTAATGACACTTCTGACTTATTACAATTGTTCATAATTTCTAGATTAATTAATACTAACTTCCTCGGTGCTATTTTAGGTTTGGGGGATGCTTCTATAAATAAAATGTTTTCTAGAACTTCAGACAGATTGGATGGTGATATTACACAATTATTTAGTATTAATAGTGAATATGGGGTTGCTGGATTTAGTGAAGATGAGTATGATGGTGCGGGAGACATATACATTGCAACATCAGGACCTGCAACTATGGGAGTATTTTTTACATCAAACACCGAAAATAGAATTGTAGTTACACCAGGGGTAACAACTTTTACACCACAGTTAACTAACTTTTACGGGTACCCTAAAACTCAAGAGGTACCATTTTACCAATGGCAATTGACACAACAAAGCGTACCAACAATTTTTGGGTCAGACACGAATGAATGGAATACAAATATAATTGGTTCAGGATTTTACTCTGAAAAATATCAAGCATTAAGTTTTAAACAAGCACCACTATCGCAGTACTTTAATA